CAAATCATACGTGAAAACATACTACATAAGAGTACCGTTCAAATAGCAAAAATATGCCAAGTTACCAAACGCACAATTCTGCGGGACATTAACGCTTGGAAGCGAGAAGGCGGCTTCGAAGAGTTCCTCATGGATGAGTTCTTCCATTTGTATCCGACCATAAAAAACGATTACCCTGACAAAGCGTTTGACCGTTTATGCTACTTGCTCGGAAGAACCTTAACACAGAAACGGGAAATCAAAGAAGAATCCAATATAAATGTTAACGAGAAGTACCGAGAGGAAATAGATGTCACAATGCGAAATTACGAGGCAACAGTTCAGCGAGTCGTTAACCGATACCTTCCGCAAGACCGTCCTACTGAACAAGTGGATAATTCACAAGCCACACCCGAAACAAGCTGAGTTTCTGCTTGAACCCTCAAAAGAAGTCTTGTATGGCGGGGCAGCAGGCGGAGGTAAATCTGACGCGCTCTTAATGGCGGCACTGCAATACGTAGACAAACCACGGTACAGCGCAATCATCTTCCGCAGAACATACAGCGACTTAAGTCTACGCGGAGCACTTATAGATCGCAGCTTAGACTGGCTCGGCGGAACAGAAGCCCACTGGAACAGCCAAATCCACCTGTGGACTTTCCCGTCAACCGCCACCCTCACATTTGGCAACCTTGAACGAGAACAAGACAAATACCGTTACCAAAGCGCAGAGTTCCAATACATCGGCTTCGACGAACTCACACAATTCGAGGAATCACAATACCGCTACTTGTTCAGCCGCTTACGACGCTTAGAAAACAGTGACATACCCCTTCGCATGAGAGCAGCAAGCAACCCTGGCAACATTGGGCACGACTGGGTAAAGCAACGGTTCATGGTAGAAGGCAAAAAATATGGGCGCGTCTTCATACCCGCGAAACTTACAGACAACCCCTCGTTAGACCAGACAGAGTACATTAAAAGCCTTAACAACCTTGATCCTATCACACGAAGACAATACTTAGATGGCGACTGGACCGCAAGGCATGGTGGTTCAGCGTTTAAACGAGAGAAATTCGAGATAATCACGCAAGCACCCGCAGACCTTGAAGATATAGTGCGTTACTGGGATAAAGCCGCAACCAAACCTAAAGCGTCCAGCGATCCCGACTATACCGTTGGCTTGAAAATGGCAGTGAAACAAGGCAACTATTACGTGCTTGACGTAGTGCGCTTTCGAGGACCCCCACAACAAGTGGAAAACACCATAAAACAAACTACGCAGTTAGACAAAGTTAAAACTCGCGTGTTCATGGAGCAGGAGCCTGGAAGTGCAGGAGTTGAAAGCGCAGATCATTACAGTCGAGTTCTTGCAGGCTTCACATTCACAGCAATCAAGACAACTGGAAGCAAAGCTGAACGCGCAGGACCCTTCGCATCGCAAGTCATGGCTGGGTCAGAGAGTAACTATGGTAACGTGAAACTTGTGAATGGCACTTGGGTTAACGCTTTCTTGGATGAGCTTGAAGCTTTCCCACTTGGAGCACATGATGACCAAGTAGATGCAGCAAGTGGCGCTTTCCAGCAGTTAACAGTTCAGTTTAAGCCTTTTGCTACAAGTATAGAATGGTAATCTAAAATGAGCAAACAAAAACTATCTGCGTTCACACGCCTAAAACATCGTTTAGGCATCTACGGAAAAGCAGACATGGCAAAAGCAAAATCTGAATGGACAAAACTCATGCCACAAGCTCGGCGCGTTCCACAAATAGACTTCTACAATTACACTGGCATGGAACACATCATCGAGCCAGGCTACGACTACCGAGCACTAGTGCGCCTCAGCGTCAACAATGAAGTTGTGCGCAAAGTGCATGAAGCAATCGTTAAAGAGTCATGTCGCAACCGCTGGGAATCTAAAGAACGCTTCAACTGCAAATGCAAGGTGTGCGGGGCAGAATACGCTAACCCAAAAAAGAAATGTGACACGCCTGACTGCGGCAACACAACCGAGTGGATTTACCCTAGCCCAGACCAGAAACAGTTGCTTGACGCTTTCATAGAGGACCCGAACGCAGACGACGAAATGAAGGATATTGTGGAGTCGCTGATGCGTTACATGCTCAGCGTGGATGACCACTGGCTCAGTGTTCAAGAACCAGAAAAATTAGATAAATCTAAACCAATATCCTTATCGAATTTAATGAAAAGACCTCCTCTCACGGTTTATGTGGAAGACGCCATCTACATGCGCGTCGTATCAGACGATTACGGCAGAATCGGCAACGGAGAATACTTCTGTCCAATATGCACGCGCACGAACCCGACGGAATCATGGAAAAAAGAGGAAAAATGCCCGCGTCACCCAGACGTGGAGTTAAAGGAAACCGCTTACGTTTACGCTGTAGGATCATCCGTGAAAGCCCGCTTCGCTAAAGACGAAGTGTACCATGGCAAGATTAGCCCGTGGCTTCCAGGCTTCTATGGCAATAGCAAAATAATCAGCGCGTTGCGGCTTATCTTGTCGATTGCGGCGGCAGATAAGAAAAACCTTGACGAGTATTCTACAGGCCGCGTAAAACAGATTCTTGCGGCTGCTGGCATGACTCAGCAACAGGCCAACGACATGATTGCCGCAGCGTTAGAGCAGCCGAAGTATAAGAAGGAAGTTAACCCTTCGACTGGCGAGGTAGTTGTTAAGGACATGCAGCTTGTTCTTGGTTTGGGCACTGGCACGGATTTGAAGAGTATTCCAGGGATGCCTGACAGCGAGAAGATGCAATCGTTGGAGTGGTGGCAGCTTTGGCGCGACGAAATCTGCAGCGTGTACGGCGTAACGCCTGTGTTCGTGGGTGACGTGGAGCAAGGTAAAACGGGGAATAACCCGCGTATGCAAATTGACGTGCAGAACAATACGACGGAGCTGTATCAGAAGGCGGTGGAAGACTGCTTCAACAACTTTGTTTTGCCTAAACTGGGTGTGAAGGATTGGTTTTTCAAGTTTAACCCTGTTGAAGAAAAAGATGAGATGCAGGATGTAACAGTGCTTAACGCGAAGTTGGATGCGTTGAAGAAAGCTCTTGACATGAGTTTAGACTGTGAATTAACGGATGAAGGCGACATTAAAGTTTCTGGTAAACCGAAGAAGCCTGAACCAGCACCTTTTATGCAGCAGCCGCAACAGGCGGATGAGCAGGGCGGGGACGGTTTTCCACATGAGAAGCCGTTTACCGTAGAGAAAGCTAAAGGGGAAAGTTGGATAGTAACAAAAATTCCTAAAGAGGTGAAAAAGAAAGATGAATCCTGAATATAAACTTGCCATGCTTGAAGCGTTTGCACACAGCAAGGAATACGAGTTTCACGGCTTCCAGCAACGTTGGCTTGAAGCGCATCCTGAACCCACTGAACCCGTTGCCGTTGAACTAGTTGCAGAAGCGACACCTGAAGTTCCTGTTGAACCAGAACCTGAAGTGGTAGAGGAGAAGCCTAAGGCGAAAAGCAAGAAGAAAGCGTTAACCGCGGCTGTTGATGAAGATGCAGGCGCTTGAAGCAGTTATGGCAGTTGAAGCCGTACAGAAAGCTAGAAAACGTCTTCCCGAAGGCTTTAAGCAAACTGTTTATTCCTCAATGGATTTATGGCATTATGTTCTTGAGGAAGGCGCTAACCACTGTGAATACTGTAAAGGTTTCGCTGACAAAATATTCTTGGGAAGCGAACTGCGAACATGGTTTCCTGACCATATAGTGGAAAGCGAAAATAAAATTTACGTTAATTATCACATGACCTTGTGGGGTAAAGACACTTGCAAATGCTACTTGTACCGCGTTGATAGCGCGGCAGACCCGTATAGTAGCAAGTACGAACCAGAAATAATGTTTGAAACAGAATAGAGGAATAAAAATTGGTTGTTGAAAAAAGAGGAGACAAATGGTGCGTTATCCACTGTAGCGGACCTGACACTGGAAAGCCAATAAAATGTTTTGATACGGAAGCAGAAGCGCAGGCTATGCACCGCGCCATCGAAGCCAACAAGGCGACAGCGAAAGCAGCGTTTGCGCGTTTTCCCAGCCTTGACGATTGCCGCGCTGAAATGAAGGGGTTGGGGCACATTGCAGCGGACGCCACGAAAATCTGCAATGGCATTCTTGAACGCGCATTAAAAGGCGCATTACTAAAAGCAACGCCCACAGGCTTGGAAGTGTTAAGCAAGGCTAGTGAAGAAGACATTATTGTTGGCGGGTACGCGAGTTGGGAAACCATGGATGACGAAGGCGATCTCTTCACTGTTGGAGCGCAGTCGAAGGCGTTGCACAAGTTTTTTGCGCAGCCCCCAGAGTACCAAGCCATCACCGTTAACCACGGGGTAGGTCCCGTGAAGGAGTTTAAGCTTGCGCAGCCCATGCTCAAGTACGTTGATAGCGAGGGCACCGAGTATTTCAGCCACGTTAACGAAAAGGGCACCTACCTAATCGGGAAAGTCCGAGACGACGATTTAAAGGCGACAAGGTATTACCGTGAGAAAGCAAGGCGGGGCGAGCTTAACGGTTACAGCGTCAACGCGATTCCGCTGGAGCGAGATGGCCACGCTGTTTTGGATATGGAGTACACCGCCGTGACAATCACTGAGAAGGGCGTTATGAAACCAGTTAACCCGAAGACGCGGGACGTGAAAGTGATTAGTAAAGCAACAGATATTTTAGAAAAACATGTAATTACCAAATACACGGTGAAAACTGAAGCAAATACCCTACCTAAACCATTGCAGAAAGCTGACTTGTCCACGGAGCAGATTCTGGAGAAGTACGGTTTCAACAAAACCGTTAAGTAAATTTAGCTAATCCCAATTTAGTTGCTTGTTCTTCAGTTAGTGTTATTTCATCTGTCATGTCGAGCAACCCCTTAAAAGCTTTTTCATGGTCACAAGTCTCTGCTCAGAAATGGGCGTGAGAGCATAAAATAAACAAAAAAGGAAAAGAAAAAAACAATGTCAGAAGATGAGAAAATGACCAAAGAAAAGTGTGAAGCAGAAGGCGGAACATGGAACGAAGAAGACAGCACTTGCA